GCAAGCGCATGGGTCTTCTGTTCTATTGGAGTAACCTGTGAAAACTTTGAGGCAACGTGTGAGCTTGCTGGATTAGAACCTAAAGTAGTAAGAAGCTTTGCTATTAAAACTATAACATCGGAGAACGCTAATGAAATCAGAAGAAAAATTAACTCTTTCCTATGACCATGCAAACTATCCTATACAGGAGGGAAACTATTCTTATTACATGAGGCGTACAAAAGAAGCTAAAGCATTAAAGCAGCAAGTTGGAGGACAACATTACAAGGGATGTAAGATACAACCAGTAGAATATATTCATGCCAATGGGCTTGACTATCTAGAGGGCAATGTGATAAAATACATCACTCGCCATCGCACCAAAGGAGAAGGCAGGAAAGACATAGAGAAGGCTATCCACTACGCCCAACTCATATTGGAAATGGAATACGATAACTAAAGGGGGACAAACCTATGCCACAATTTCGATCTAACGAGAACCCAATGTTTCGCTCTAAGTTTAGCGAAGACATTTTCAAACACAAGTACGCCCATCATGGGTGTGAGACATGGGACGCACTGTCATCTGTATTGGTGGATGATGTATGCAAAGAATATCTAAGTAAGGATGACAGAGACGCACTGAAGCGTATGATCACTGACCTAAAGTTTATTCCCGGTGGTCGTTACCTCTACTATGCAGGTAGAGAGAATAAGTTTTTTAATAATTGTTACCTGCTCAAAGCAGAGGAGGATACCAGAGAAGATTGGGCAGACATCTCATGGAAGTCTGAGTCCTGTCTTATGACAGGCGGTGGCATTGGTATTGACTACTCTGTCTATCGTGAAGAGGGACGTATCCTTAATGGTACTGGTGGTCTGTCCAGTGGACCTATACCTAAGATGCAGATGATCAACGAAATCGGTCGCAGGGTTATGCAGGGTGGTAGTCGTAGGTCTGCTATCTATGCCAGCCTTAATTGGAAACATCCTGATGTAGATAAGTTTCTTACCAGCAAGAACTGGTATGACATGCCTGTCGGAGAGACAGGATTCTCTGTTGGTCAAATTAAGGAGCAAGACTTTAACTTTAATGCTCCTCTTGATATGACAAATGTTAGTGTAAACTATGACACAGAATGGTTACTTAATTATTGGAAGACAGGTGATGTTGGGGATACTTTTAAGCAGAATGTTCGTCAAGCCCTATCGACTGCCGAGCCGGGTTTCTCATTCAACTTCTTTGATAAAGAGAATGAAACGCTTCGTAACGCTTGCACTGAAGTTACTTCCGCTGATGATAGTGATGTGTGTAATCTTGGGTCTGTTAACATGGGCAGGATCGAAAGTCTTTCAGAGTTTGCTGAAGTAGTAGAGCTTGGTACTAAGTTCTTGTTGTGCGGTACACTCAGAGCAAAGCTTCCATATGCTAAAGTTTATGAAACCCGTGAGAAGAACCGTAGGCTTGGTCTTGGTCTGATGGGTATGCATGAATGGCTTATCAAGGGAGGAGAGAAGTATGAAGTTACTGAAGGACTTCACAAATGGCTATCGGTATATAAAGGAGTTAGTGATCACGTTAGCTCCAGCTTTGCTGATACTCTTGGCTGTAGTCGTCCTGTCGCTAATAGAGCCATTGCTCCAACTGGATCAATAGGTATTCTTGCAGGAACATCTACAGGTGTTGAGCCTATCTTTGCTGTTGCTTATAAGCGCAGGTATCTGAAGGGTGGTAATCGTTGGCACTATCAGTACGTGGTGGACAGTGCAGCACAGGAGATCATTGATCTCTATGGTATTGATCCAGAGAACATTGAGTCAGCCCTTGATCTTGCAGAAGACTATCAGAGGCGCATGAAGTTTCAGGCAGACGTACAGGACTATGTTGATATGTCTATCAGCAGTACGATCAATCTGCCTAAGTGGGGGAGTAAACTAAACAATGAAGATACTGTTGAGGAGTTTACTGATACTCTTGCTTCTTATGCTCACAGACTGCGTGGCTTCACCGTGTATCCTGATGGATGTAGGGGAGGACAACCTCTATCTTCGGTGCCGTATTCTGAAGCTGTAGAAAAACTTGGCGAAGAGTTTGAAGAAGGTCTTGAGACACATGACATCTGTGACATTACAGGTCATGGTGGATCGTGTGGGGTGTAACTGGTGGCCCACTGAGGAGTCAAAGGAGAAAAGCATGGAGTGTCAGAAACAATGTAAGCTTGATCCAACACAAACCTTTTGTGTAGTTTGTACTAGAACTATAAAAGAAATAGCAGAAAAAGGTAAAAAATATCTAAAAGAAATACAACATACTAGCACTTGTAGTTCAACTGGATAGAACAACAGACTTCTAATCTGTAGGTTGCAGGTTCGAGTCCTGCCAAGTGCGCCAAGAAAGTCCTTGACAACAAAGCTATTATGATATATAATAGTATAACGGTTAACTATGGAGTTATATATGAGAAAGTCACCTAACACAGTTTACATTGGATACGATCCAAGAGAAGACGTAGCTTATGAAGTTTTAAAGTTTACGATTGAACGGATTGCTGTTGATAATGTAGACATCAAACCTCTTCGTCTGGATGTTCTTGAACGTATGGGTATGTACAATCGTAAGCATACAGTTCAAGATGGACAGATGATTGATGACATAGATGGCAAGCCATTCTCTACTGAGTTTAGCTTCTCACGTTTTCTTGTACCTGCTCTGAATATGTATCAGGGTTGGGCTTTGTACATGGACTGTGACATGTATCTACGTACTGATATTAATGAAATCTTTGAAGAGTACAACATGGATTACTATCCAGCTTATTGTGTTAAGCATCAGTATGAACCTGCTGAAGAATACAAGATGGATGGTAAGAAGCAGGAACACTATCGCAGGAAGAACTGGTCAAGTCTTATTCTGTGGAACTGTGGACACGATCTAAATAAAAAGCTAACTCCTGAAGTTGTTAACACACAGTCAGGATCATGGCTGCATGGCTTTGAGTGGTTGCCTGATAAAGACTCTGACATTGGAACGATCCATCAGGAATGGAACTGGCTTGATGGTCACTCACCTGAAGATATGAAAGCTAAGAACGTACACTTTACTACAGGTGGACCGTGGTTTAAAGAGTGGAAATGTGGTAGATCAATAGATGGTATCTACGCCTCCGAATGGAATGGAGACTACACATACCTTGCAGGGAAAGGAATAATTGAACCTTATGAACTTTAAAGTAGCTACAGCTTTTAATGAAAAGCTCTTTAAACAAAATGGACACAAACTTCTAGATTCATTTAAGAATAATTGGCAACCTGATTTTGAGTTTCATTGTTATTACTATGACATGGACATTGATAATTACGATGTGCCTAAACAAAAGAATATTTTTTATCATAACCTAGAAGATGTTGAAGAGTACTCAAACTTTATTAGGGAGAATAAAGAACACAACGGTACAGAAGGTGGAGCTATAAATTATAGTGAAGCTTTGGATGGGATAGCCGCTGCACCTAAAGCATTTGCTATTAGTGAGTGTGCCTTTAACAATAGTAATGCATGGCTTCTTTGGTTGGAACCTCTTAGCCTTATTACCAAAGATATTAGAACTAAAACTCTTGAGAGATATATTAAAAAAGATTCTGACTTTATGTGTATGGAAGACGCTGATTACTTTGCAGCATTTAATCTTTCTAAACAAACCACGGTCGATCTTCTTGGCGATCTAAGAGGTGCTTACGTCTCAGGAGAATATCTTAACTACAGAGAATGGACAACCACATTTATTCTTAGTCGTCTTCTTACTATCTATAATGCACATGGTTTTAATCTACATTCTTCTAACTCATTTAAAAGTTTGTTTATTAATCTGGCAGATAAATCTTCTGCTAACTTTAGAGACAGTCAGGGAAATAGAATAGTATCTTTATCTGAAACAGATACCACACCTGACATCCTACCTAATAGATATAAGCAGCTTGCTGATTTGATTCGACATTACAAACCTGAAACTATTCTTGAGACAGGTACATGGAATGGTGGTCGTGCTATTGAGATGGCTCTTGCTGCCTTTGACAATAGAGATGCTGTACATTACATTGGGTATGATTTGTTTGAAGATGCAACGGCAGAACTAGACGCAGAAGAAAATAATGTTAAGCCTCACAATACAAAGGCTGCTGTTGTAAAAAGGTTTGAAGAGTTTAAAGAACATATGAAGAGGGAAAAGAATAAAACATTTTCCTATGAGATACATAAAGGCAATGTTCGTGATACTCTTGAGAAAAGAAACGAACCTTTTGTTGCGGACCTTGCATTTATCGGTAGTGGTAATAGCGAAGAAACAGTACAACATGAGTACAACTGTTTGAAGAATACTCCTGTTGTAATCATGGATCATTTCTTTACAAAAGAACGTGATGAAACAGACAATCCTAATCCAGATGCTATACTTATACCTGATGAAAAACATCAGGGAGTTAAGAAAGTTTTTGATGCTATTCCCGTTAAGAAAGTAAACGCAGAAAAAACTACAGAAGATGGTTGGACAGAGTTTGATGAAAGCGTACCAACAAGAAAACATGTATTGCCTTCTACTGATAAAGTTCTGCCAGCAGGACATACACATCTTGCTGTTATACTTCACGATGCTACATTGGAAGAAGTTCCAGAAGACTTAAAACGTGTACCAATTATAGTACATCCCAGAGATTCTGTATCTAAAGAATACATTGCTAATAATATTAAATCTAATATGAAAAGCATTGATGAAAATAAATGGGTACAGAAGCATCCACCTCATAGAGAAGTCGGGGTCATTGTCTCTGCTGGACCTTATCTAGATTACGGTAAACTAGAAAAATTTATACATGAACATCCCGGCTGCAAAGTGCTTACTGTTAAACATGCACTGCCGGGTCTGATGAAGAATAATATTATTCCGTGGGGATGTATTGTTCTTGATCCACGGCCCATTACTCAGAAGAGTACCCATAATATTATACGTAAAGACCTGTTTAAAACTACACATGCAGATACTAATTTCTTTGTAGCATCTATGACTGATCCATCAGTAACCGCACACCTTAAAGAACGTAATGTTAAACTGTGGGGATGGCATGCATTTACTGACTCACTAAGAACTGAAGAAGAACAGGGAGCGCAGATACAAAACCAACAGGTAAGGCTTAACGAAAGTCTTGGCATTCCTAAAGGAGCTACTCTTATTACTGGTGGTACATGTGCTGCAATGAGAGCTATTGGTATGATGCATACAATGGGGTTCAGAGATTTACACTTGTTTGGTTTTGATTGTTGTCGTGAAGAACCAACCGAAGAAGAGATGACAGAAACTACTGGTGATCTTGAAGGTGGGGAAACTCCCAAGCCTAAATACATACAAGTCAATGTTAAAGATCAAACTTACTGGACAACAGGTGAGCTACTGGCTATGGCACAGGACTGTGAGAAAGTGTTTAGTGATCCCGGTCTTGACGGCATACTGACTTTTCATGGTGAAGATACTATGGTAGCTGATCTCTGGAAGATCAAAGAAGAACAAGACGCTAGAATTAAATTTAAAGGATATTATGATGTCTGATATTAGTATAGATAACATTAACAGTAGACATAACCCATCAGATGATTATGTAAATCTTGTTAAGATGTATGAGGAGAAGCATGATCAGGGAGAAGGAATGTTCAATGGACGTAGCCTTCTAAAGTTTGTGGACCTTATTAAACTATACCTGAAAAACAATGACTGTAAGTCTGTACTTGACTATGGGTGTGGCAAGGCAGTACTATATACTGATAAGTTTTCAGAGATGACTAATGAGATTGACTGCCCTCTGCCTGAGTACTGGGAGTTAGATGAGTGCGAACTCTTTGATCCCGGCTATGAGAAATACAGTAAGCTTCCCATACATAAGAAAGACGCAGTGATATGCACAGATGTTCTTGAACATATTGCAGAAGAAGACTTGGGTTGGGTGGTTGAGGAAATCTTTTCATATGCAAAGAAGATGGTATTTCTAAACGTAGCTTGTTACGAAGCAGTAAAAGTTCTGCCTGATGGTAGGAATGCTCACATCTCTGTATTCCCCCCTAATGATTGGCTTCAGATGTTAGCTGAGAAAAGTAGAAAATTTAAACACTTGAAAATTTATCTGTTTGCTGATACAATGGTAGAACAAGATACCAAGACTTTTTATACTGAAGGCTACAGGATAGATCAGTATCCCCGTGTAGTTAAACTAAAGAAAGAGGAGGAACAAGAATGTTAGGTATTGCAGATTCAGTTATCGGTGTAGCCGGTAAGGTACTTGATAAGTTTGTAGAAGATAAAGACCTGAAGAAAAAGCTAGAGCATGAGCTTCAGACACAGATGGTATCGCTTGACCTTGCTCAAGCAGAAGCAAACATTGAACAGGCAAAGCATCCCTCCATCTTTGTAAGTGGAGCTAGGCCAGCTATCATGTGGGTATGTTGCTTTGCTTTGATGTGGCAGTTTATACTGGCACCTATTCTAAGTTGGGGGCTTGCTATCTGGTATCCTATAGTAGAACTACCTGCACTGGATACACAAGCTTTGATGACACTCCTGCTTTCTCTTTTAGGACTTGGTGGTATGCGTACTGCTGAGAAGTGGAAGGGTGTAGCCAGAAGTAATATGAAATAATGTCTCTTAACGAAAAGCAAGAAAAGTTTGCAGAGGCTTACGTTCTGCATCGCAATGCAACTGAGGCAGCAAAGGCTGCTGGTTATGCCGCTGACTCTGCTTACAA